ATTCTGTGTGTCTAATAAATTGATCTATCAAAGTATCAGATAAAACATTAGAATCTACTTCTGTATAACTTCTAACTTGAGCTAAAAAATCTGTGTAAGTAATTGCCATTATGTAGTTATTGTAACCTTTCCTATAGTTATATCCATTTGTCTTTTATTATTTTTTGCAGAGGGATCTTGAGGAACCATGCTTGAAACTGTAGTGGTCATACCATTACCAGTAAACTCTGTTTGATTGACACCAAAACCAAATTCACCAGGTAAACTTAAATTTACTATTGTCATCATCTTACCACCTGAACTTGCAACCGTAGTATCATCAGGTGCAAACGTTGGATTTAAATCACCAATGGTTTGTGGTTGTTGAAATTTTTGCACTCTGCTATTTTGTAAAGCAATAGCATCTGCTGTATTATATCGTCTTTGAATTTGTGGATGTTTTGATTCAAACTCAGAAATATGTACTAATGAACCATTCCACTCTCTAACCATTTCAGTATATGGAAAGGCTTGTCCTGACCTATCTGATATTGCTAATGATCTCCTACCTGTTGCGTATTTTGCCATATTAACTTACCGTTGGATAAAATGATTGTGGTGATAAGAATGTAGAAGTTCTTTGACCATCTTCGTCAAGAGCCCTTTTTAATTCATCCTCATAAACTAATTTATTTTGTTGTACAAGTTGCGGACTTTTTTTCATCGCAAGATAATATGCAAGTCCTGCACACATACATGGCAAAAACCTATAAGCAACATCTGCTTCATTTGTATAAGCTCCTGCATCTTCTATTCTATTGATAGAATAATATTTTAAATGTGTATAAGTGTTTAAATCTGGTGTTATATATAAAAATATTTTTGGTAATGTCTCTCTTTTAACATAATATTGTGATGGTTGACCTGTAGCTCCTTTATTAGGTAAAGCAGCATAAGCAGATCTATCAATTTTTGTTAGAGATACATCTGTTCTTTCACCAGTATTATTTGCCGATGAAGACACAAACGCTTCTAATACATCGTTTACATTTGTAGCTGTAGAATATTCCGCTTGTCCTGATACGAGTGCTATAGTATTTAAACTTACTTTCCATAAATGAATACCTCTATTACCCCACTCTGCAAAAAGTAAATTTAAACTTCTTCTTGCTGATCTTAAATCATAACCTGAGTTTGTTGTAATACCACATCTCTCATAACCCTCTTGAATAATTTCATCTATATCAAGATCAAAAGCTGTAGTCCCTGAAGTTGCCATTATAAAATATCCTTATAGTAATCTGCTAAACCACCTTTATTAAATTTTTGCATACCACCTTTAGAATTTAATTTTATATTTTTATGTTTTTTCTCAAACATAGCTTTAATTTTTTCTTTAACGCTTCTACCGTAATCAACTATTTTCCTTCTAGATTTTCTCATAGATTTAGTAATATCTTTTCTGCCGGATTTTCTTGCTTCATTTAAAACGAATTGTGTCATATCAAATATTTTTTTACTTTTGTCTCCTTGAATATCTAATTTTTCTAGACCTTTAAATTCTTTTAATTCTTTAGGAGTCATAGCAGATCCTCTTTTTACTCTTCTTTTTATTTCTTCATTATAAGATTTTCTTTTTTTATCTATTAATTTTTTTATAGTTTTTTTATAGGGTTCTGATCTTATTGCAGCTTTTATGCCTGTGCCTAATAAACCACCTGCTAGTTTTTTTTCAACTTTGAACACCATACCTACTGGTTTGATAGTTACAGACTTACCTTTTTTCATACCAGGAAATTTTAATTGTTTTTTTCTACTGTAAATTTCTTTTATTCTTTTTAATCTTTTTGGATCACCTCTTGCAGCTTTCAAAACTATTTTTGGAATCTGTAATCCTATTGCTTTTGGTCCTGATGTATCTCTAGGCATTTTTAAATCCTTTTAATAAGTCACCATAATACTTTTCATAACTTTTATTTGAAACATATTTATTATCAATTGTTGATTTAATATAACTACCAGTATACTCCTCTGGTTTAATTTTAGTTCCTGGTGCTTTTGATGTTGTTTCTGAGAATGCAGCTCTACCCATTGCTGCTTTTGTTACTGGCACACAATTAGGCACCATCTTTTTGCCTTTTTTCTTCATGCCTTTTTGAACGTAACCGTCCCAACAAGTTCCTTGTTTATATGCCATAGTCCTCCTTTTTAGCGGCCGCTTTGAGAATGATTTGTTTCTCCTTTTTGCGGTTGTACAACTTCTTGGAGTCTATCACTTTTGATTGATATGTTCTAGACCTTACGGCTTTTGCGTAAGGATTCTTTGGCTTTTTTTGCAATGCTGACAACTCCTGATTTACCCATAACTTTTGCTCTCTGTTCCATAACAGTTAAGATCTGTATCTTTCTTGCAAAAGGTTTATTGACCCGTCTAACTTTTGCCACAGTAGCTCTAGCATCTGCTGGACTTGCAAATTTTATTCTTACTGTATCTTTAGGATTTTCGTCTGTATATAATCTTCTATCTGAACCTTTTGGTTTTTTACCTGTGCCTTTTTTTGGGTCTTTCATATTATAATATCCTTTGCTTTACCTAATATTGGTTTGTATTTGGTTTTACCCTCTGATTTATATGCCCATAAATAAGATGCACGTCTACCATCAGGTATCCAACTACAATGTATCCATCCAGAGTTAGGTTCTCCTGGAGTATAAAATTCACATATTAATTGATCATAGGATAAATTTTGATTTATCCAATCTGATAATTCAACGTTATCTACACCTGGACATTCAAAATCAGCAGCTTCAGCTTTCGCATGTTGGCTATTTGCAGAGCTACCAATAGCCATACATAAATCCACACTTCGAAATCCACTGGTTACCTTTACTCTGCCAAAATGATCTCGTACTGGTTGAAGAATATTTTCACAAAGTAATTTTAATTTTTCTACTTGATCTGCATTTGGATTGTTATCAATACCTTTCCTTATTGCTGTATCTGATTTGGTTAATTCTAATAAACTAAAATTACGTGTTAGATTCATTTTTTGTCTTCTATTTGGTAAAACATTTTATCAGTATCTTCTGTGATCCAATCTTTATTTTCGCTAGACCAGTAAGTAGTTTGTACTTTATAGTCAGGCCAACTGTTATCAGTAGTGTAGTTAGCAACATTCCACAAAATACGATTATTAGGCTGAGCTGCAAAATTACCGTTATCAAGAGCCAATATATGTGCACACTTATGTTCTTGAGGTATTTCAGAATGCTCACAATCAATCTCATTAACCTCTGGAGATGCCCAATCAATTGTAAATAAATATTCTCCATGATAAAATTTTTTATCCCTCCCTAAATATTTACCACGCTGACGACCAAGAAAATCAAATTCAGTAACACTAGGATAGTAACTAAAACAATCCCACAATTCCAACTCGTCAACTGACATATCGGGCACTTTGGCTCTGTCATACGATTTTTGGAAAAACGCTGAGATAGGCAACCGCCAATAACACGCCCCGTTCGGTAACATGCAGTGAAACAACAATGAACGACCTGTAATACTAGCCATACCAAAGATAACACATTCAACACTATGTTTTTTATATTTTTCATCGAGATCATAGAGATACTCTTTTTTAACTTGTGCATAAATAGTTGGAATGTTAACATTTAGATAAGCCATTACTCAAGTATTAACTTTTTTATAGATAAAGATCCATCAATATTTTTTTCTAATTCTGCTGTACCCTTCCAGCATTTGTAGGATACTGATTCAGAGTATTGTCTCTCAGCTTCACGTTTCCCTCGAAGGCACATAGCCATTGAGTCTTGCAGTCTTGCCTCCTTAATCTCTCCGTTAATAAACATTAACAATCCTACTACAGCTTCAATCATCCTAAAACTTTACCTTTGTTAGTGCCTTCTTTAACAGTGTATTTACTTGAACCATTTGCATTTATATCAACTTCTTTTTTAAGTAGTTTACTTAACTCTCTTTGTTTATTTTCAGTATTTATTTTATTAATATAATCTAAAACTTTTTTAGTTATTCGTCCCGTTGCCATTATATTTATACTCCCTGTTTGCATCTTTTAACTTTTCAATATCAGATAAAACCTTATCCATCTGCTTTGTTAAAAACTCGATGTTCACTTTATTTAAAGCCATGTCCTCGATATGTTTGTTGATACGATCAGTGGTCTTATACAAATCCTCCAACATCATGTATTGTTCCGAGTCCGCGGGAAGCGACCCCATTTGTCCACGGGGCCATTTTATTCTAAACTCTGTATTCTGCTCAACGTCCTGCTCCATTATTTTAATCTTAGTGTCAGCAATATTTAGACGTTCAACCATCTGAAAGTATCCCATGGTGCCGAGTGCTACGATTACAATCAGACTGGCAACCGTCTTCATTGGCATTTGGACGGCTGCCGATTCTGAGATGGTTAATGGTTTTTTCATTTCCATTTAAATAGCCAAGAAACATACCAGTTCCAAGCTTTTTTTATTTTATCTTTAATTTTTTTAATCATATTCTTCTCCTCTATTATTGGGTGAATACATTTAGTGCAGTTGCAATCATACCCAATACATTGGTTTGTATTAACGTAAATACCAACACCTTTGCAATGACAAGGATGTAAACATGTTACACATGTTAACATTTCCATCTTCTCCTTGCTTGTCTTATTCTTGAATTAGGATCATTTCTAGTTTTAGCTGATGCTCTTTTCAGTTGACCTAATGATCTTGCGCAGTATGATTTTCTACGTTTAGCAGCTTTTGATCCTGGCTTCACTTTACCAGTCACAGCTGTTTTTAATTTTGATCCAGGGTTTGCTCTTCGATAAGCAGCAACTCCTGCTCTTGTCATTCCAGCACCTTTTTCAGTAGGTCTGAAATTTTTTTTATTTCTTGGTGGCATTACATCACCACCTCTTTTCATATATTCAATTTTTTTATACATCTTACGTAAATGTAATTGTTACTCCAGCTGTGCCAGATATAGTTGCATGTATTCCATCTAGAAACAATATACCTGATCCAGGGAGATACATATCTAAACCCTCTTCGCCAAACAAATATGTAGCAATAATAGTGCCAGTGGCTCCACCACTTCTAAATATGATCGATCCATTAGTTGAATTACCTTTTGCTTGAATAGAGGTAAGTCTACTTCTGTTAGTTTTACCTGTGCCACCAACAGCAACCATTTGTGCTGTGCTGGTAGCATGGGCAACCGACTGATCACTCATGAATGAAGAACCGCCTGGCATAATTATTATCCGTTAGTTGTAGTTAGATTAGGACCTGAAAACTTATCTGTTAACAAAGTATATGCTGCAACATTAGTTTTTGTTTTGCAAAATATACCTTTAGGAAACAAAATACCATCTTCAGGAAAATTAAAATTAATTACATCTCCTGTTGGAATATCTGCTTGAAACAGAGTTGCTCCTGTATTTGATGTAGTTGTCAATTCTAAAACTCCTGCACCACCACCATCAGAGGCAATTATAATACCTCTAAGTCTAACTGGTGGTGCAATAATTGCAGCAGCACCAGCTGCTGCATCGGATCTAGTTGCTTGTATATCAGTTTTAGCTGCCATTTATACTCCTAGTTTGTGGCTCCCGAAAGAGCCACATATTTATTATTAGTTACCGAAAGGTGTAACAATAGTTCCATCACCAATCAACAAACCTTCAACCATGTAAGTATTATCAGCCGTTGCAGTGAATTTTATTCTAGAACCAATAAGACCACCTTTAGTAGCATTACCAGCTCCTGCTTCTCCATTAAGATTTACAACATCGTTTGCTGCTGCAGGTACAAAAGCTTTTTTTGAACCATCATCAACACCAACCATAACTGACCCAACAAACTTATCAGTTCCGTCAGTTGAAATAGTACCAGTGAATTCATCTATGAAAAGAATTTCAAAAGTTGTTCCAATTGTACTTGGGTTGTTTGGATCATTAGCTCCAGCTACTGCAGAATCTGCAGTTGCGTTAATTGTTGGAAGAGTGATTGCAGTTGGTGTTCCAACTGGATCCATAGTTAATATTCTTCCCGCATGATCTGCTACAGTTAAATTAGTAGCTGCTGTTAGAGCAACTACTGCTCCTGGTCCAATAGATTGAAAACCATTTTTCGATCTGACCGGACCGCTAAATGTAGTATTTGCCATAATATTCTCCTTCGTATAGCGTTAAATATGTAGTCTCTATACCGTCTGCCTAGCCAGTCTACAT